CAATTTGTATTTAATTCTGCCACTTATGGACTTCGTGCCCAGACGGGTTCCGCTGCTGGTACAACAATTCAGATCTTTAGTGGATTTTACAGTGCGTCTACCCCAGGAACAGGGACTGCGTGTATTTACATACATTCCAACGGCAACGTCGAAAATACTAACAACAGCTACGGTGCCATCTCCGACATCAAGCTGAAGGAGAACATTGTCGATGCTGGCTCCCAGTGGGATGATCTAAAGGCTCTCCAGGTCCGGAAGTACAACTTCAAGGAAGGTCAGACCCACACCCAAATCGGCCTTGTCGCCCAAGAAGTTGAACTTGTCTCCCCTGGTCTCGTCAGCGAATCCCCTGACCGCGACGAAGAAGGCAACGACCTTGGCACCGTCACCAAGAGCGTCAACTACTCGGTGCTCTACATGAAGGCAGTCAAGGCGCTTCAGGAAGCGATGGAGCGCATCGAGGTTCTTGAACAGCGCCTGAACGACGCTGGTATTAACTGAGCCATCGGTCCAAGTCCCCTTCTCTCGTCTGCCTGGCTCGGTATCAACAACTGAGCCATCGCAGTCTTTGACGTTACTCGCCTTCGCTACTACACTATCCCCATGCCTGCCACACCATCTGTGACCACCTTTACTTGGGCGATCGCCAACCTTGAACGCGAGACCGAAGACGGTTTTGTGATGACGGCTCATTATGTCGTGGACGCCAACGATGGCACGTATTCCAGTGGAGCGTATGGGTCCGTAGGGTTCCAGCGCCCTAACAACCTGATCCCCTTCGCTGATCTCACCGAAGAACTGGTGGTCGACTGGGTTAAGGAAGCACTCGGTGGCGACGACAAGGTTGCCGAGATCGAAGCTGCCCTGCAAGCTCAACTTGACGAGCAACGCACCCCCACTAAAGCCGCTGGCGTGCCCTGGGGCTGACGCTACGATAGTAGTAACGAGCCAAGGCAATGTCAGTGCAGCCCGGCATATACAACATCCCGTTGCAGCGCCGGGCTGACTACAGCGTTACGCTGCAATTCAAAGACGCATCGTCGACGCCGATTAATCTGACCAGTTGGACTGTTGCCGCGCAAGTTTGGAATAAAGCCCGCACCACTAAATATGCTGACTTTGCCATCACATACACCAACCGCAGCACTGGGACGGTTGCAATTGCGTTGACGGATGAGCAGACTGCTACGTTTCCAGATGAGGCATATTACGATGTGCTTTTGACCAATCCATCTGGCCTTAAAGAGTATTACCTTGAAGGGTTGGTGTTTGTCAGCGAGGGCTACACAGCATGACATCCGTCAATGTCACAACTGATGTCAATACCGTCACTGTGTTGGACGATGGGGCGACAGTCATCGTGACAACTGGCAGCGTCAGCAAAGACACGTTTGATGCGCTTGAAGCGCGGGTGGCCGCACTTGAAGCCCTTGACATTATGCTGCTGGAAGGCTAATGGCTGTCAAAGCTAAAACCGGCGCTGCTCGTATAGAGCACAGTCCAAGCCCGCCAAAATCAACTCGCCAAGGCAATGGCGCGCGAAGCAAGCCTAGCCATGGCCGCAAATTATTGCGCGGTCAAGGCAAAGGTTAAACTGACACCATGATCGAGGTCATCGCTGCGATTGCTGGAGCTTCGATCTCCGTCGCCGCAATGGGCGCAATGGGCTTTAGCCGCCGCAATGACGAAGCGCGGGATGCCGTCATTCGCTTGACCAGCGCCGTGGAGCATATAGCCACTCAGCTAGAGGTGCTGCACACCGACATCAAAGAAGATAGAAAAGAGACATTTACGCGATTGAATACCGTAGAACAAAGAGTATCTAAGCTGGAAGCAATACCGCCATCCCGTTGACCATGGATCGACTCGCTGATTACATCGCTTTAGCTGTCGCCATTCATGGCGTCGCGTTGATTGTGGTCAACATGACACCTACTCCAAAAGATGACGCAGCTCTGACTGCTGCGTCAAAAGCAGTTGTCAAGATTTATAGGGCGATTGAAATTCTTGCTGGCGTGATCACTCCGTTTGTCAAGCGATGATCAAGCTATCTGACCTATTCAAGTACTACAAACACGGCACGCCACATCAGATGGCGGCCATCTCTGAATTAGAAGCTGAGTTATTAAAGGTTGCGCCGCATATCTTTAATAGAGACCAGCAATGGTACAAAACTTGGCAGGCAGGCGGCAAGCTGCATAATTATGACGCAGCGGTAAAACTCATTAAAGAGTTCGAGGGTGTACATCTCAGCGCGTACCCTGATCCGCTGCATGGTTGGGATGTGGCAACAATTGGCTATGGCACCACGCGTTACCCAGATAGCCGTAAGGTGCAGCGCGGTGACAAGATCACCGTGATTGATGCCGATCAGCTACTAGCGCTTGAAGTGGAGCGCATCGCCGCAAAGCTGCGCAACAGCGTGCCGTTTTGGAATGAGATGACGGGCAACAAGCAATGCGCGCTGATCTCGTTTGCCTACAACCTTGGCGCCGGCTTCTGCGGCAGCACTGGCTTTGAGACCATCAGCAAATGCCTTGCCGGCAAGGACTGGCAGGCAGTGCCAGCGGCAATGGAGCTATATCGCAACCCAGGCAGTGCCGTAGAGGCAGGCTTGCTGCGTCGTCGCCGCGCAGAAGGTCGCCTATGGTCCGGTGAGCAGCAGCAAGATCCAGCCAAGCTGTCGCCCAATAGTGCATTTACAGCTCGCATCACACCGCACGTGCAGCTTGGTGAGTTTGCGCTATTTCAAGAAGCACGGCGATTTGACCATCAATATCAAGTTGACACCGCAGCCGAGCTAGCGGCATTCATTGAGCGTGCACGCGTCAAGTTTGGCTGCAAGCCTGTGGTCATCACCAGCGGCTATCGACCGCGTGCCATCAATGCAGCGGTAGGCGGATCCAGCGGGAGTGAGCACCTATACGATGCGCCCAATGTCGGCGCTGTTGATTTTTACATCCGCGAGGTCAATATCAACCACGTGCAGGATTGGTGCGATGCAAATTGGCCCTACTCACTCGGCTACGGCGCACCTAAGGGATTTGTGCATTTAGGAATGCGTCGCGGCAAGCCACGCGTGCGTTGGGATTATTAAGCTGGTGCAGCTGACTCCACTGCGTGGATCACTGCATTGATGGCGCAAACCTCATCCCAAAACGCAGTGCAAAACATAGATTTAGGCAACAAATCTTTGAGGCATGGCAGCATCAATGTGCTTACTGCGGAGATGCAGCTGACACGTTAGATCACGTCAAGCCGCGCCATAAAGGTGGCGCTACTGTGACGAGTAACCTTGTGCCAGCTTGCAGGTCATGTAATCGAAAGAAGGGCAGCGAAGAATGGCAGCAGTGGTTCAATCAGCAGGATTCCTATCTACTAGATCGTGAGCTTGCTGTGCTGCATTGGATTCAAGCATCTGATGGTAAAACACCTTAGCCTGCCATTCTTGCTGGTGATCTTTACACATTCCCGCTAGGCAAACCCTCCAAGTATTTCCGATTTTTTTTATGGTCGGTCCCAAGAGGTGTGCCTGCCAAGGGATTGCCTATCAGCATACGAAGGCGGTTGACGCCGCGCTTTTGCAGGTCGCACATGCGGCCACGTGAAATGCCTAGGCGCTTTTCTAGATCATTCCATGGAACGGGGCTACGGCTATTGCGGGCATATATAATTTCGCGGGTGCGTTCGTCAAGATACTCTTCGCAATAATCACGCACGATCTCAAGCTGCCAGTCGTATTCAACGTCGTATTGCTTCTCATCTGCGATTAGATCCAGTACGCATGACGAATCTTCTTGTGACTGCTTATCAAGACTAGTGACGCGATATGCCTGCTTCAACGTGTCAGAAATCACCTGCGGCGTTACTTCAAGCACTGCTGCAAGTTCTGCCATGCTTGCAGTGCGGCCATGCTCCTGCGCAAAAGCCTGCGCGGTCTTGTTGAGCTTGGTCAGCATCTCATGCACGCCAAGCGGCAGACGAATAATCGGGTCATATTGCACCAATGCGCGACCGATTGCTTGGCGAATCCACCAGTAGGCATAGGTACTGAACTTGTAGCCGCGGCTGTAATCAAACAGCTCTACCGCACGTGCAAGACCAATGTTGCCCTCTTGGATCAGATCAAGCATCTCCAGCGTTTGGTTGTTGCGTTTGCTGTACTTACGCGCTACATGCACCACAAGCTGCAGGTTGGACTGCATAAACCGCTGGCGAGCACGTTCACCACTGCGCAATTCACGACGCTCTTGTGTTGTTAAAGGTCTTTCAAGATCCTTTAATTCTTTCCATTTTGCGACGCGGCGGCCAAGTTGTATCTCTTGTTGCGGTGTTAAAAGTGGATACCGCGCGATACTGTTCAAGTAGTCACCAATAGCGTCAGACATGGAGAATCCGTTAGTACATACAATGGAAGCACAATTCCACGGTGCTGCCAATGCTGCGCAGCTACGTGCGTTACATGCTGCAGCAGATTGGAGTGGACTGCTGGAATATGCATTGTTGATAGCCGAGCAAGAAGCCAGCCAGCGGTCTCAAATCCACTGGCTTGCGCAAGAAGCGTCGGCAGCGTTGAGGACTGGTCTAGAGCAGTGGCACCTAGATGCCGCTGAAGAACTGCTTCGAGGCCGTCGTCGTGATGTCTGAGTTGTAATGGCCTGTGACGCTGTAGCTGGTCACTGGCTGCTGGCTCATGCGGAAGAACACCATCTGCCCGATCTTCAAGCCCGGCCACAGCGGCAGCGGCAGGATCTGACGTGAGTTCTTCAGCTCTAGGGTCAGCACGCTGCCATGCCAACCAGGATCTGCGTAGCCGGCGTGCAGGTTTTCGTAGCCTTCCCGTGCGCGGCTGGACTTGAGGAAAAACAAGCCGGCAATGTTCTCCGGCATGTTGAACACCTCAATCGTCTGCGCAAGGATGAATTGCCCAGGCTTCAGCTCGTAGGGATTCTCCGCCGTGCGTCCTGCAATGCTGAGCGGCCGCATGTTTAGGTTTTCGGCAGACTCGATCATGATCGTGTCACCAAGCCGCAGGTCAAGGCTGGCAGGGTTGACCAATGCCTCCTCATAGTTAGGCACCATGCCATCGGTGCACAGCGCTTTGATCTCGTAGTCGCAAAGGATGGTCATTAATTGTTAAAGTAATGGTCTAGTTTTTTAGGAAACTAGGCGGTAGCGCTGCGCCCGGCAGCGTTGAGGTCGGCACCGCGTGAGGACCGGCCACCGGGCACTCCTAATCCAGCCAGCTCCATGCAATGCGTTGGCAGATGCGCCATGCGTGTTTCTTGTCGATGCCGTAGCGCTCTGCTAGTTGGCTGTAGCTGCTACCTGCAACACGCAACTGACGCAGCTCGCGCACGTGGTCTTCTGTAAGAAACGCGGCGTAGTTTGCCTCGCCGCGCTTGCACGGATTACTCATCTACGTGCAGCAGCAACCTGCGCATGTACCAGTCGGCTTTGCCGTAATCCTGATCGGCATTGTCCTTGTGCTCGGCACGCCACAGGTATTTGATGACATTGCCTTTGCAGTAAGCGCGGAAGCCATCGTCACCAAGCGCTGCCTTGATGGCTTGGATGCACTCAATGTCGCCGTGCTTGTAATGTGGCGGATGGTTGACAAGATCACTCATCACCTAACGCCTCTGCCATGTCGCGTTTGATCAACTCAGCAATGCGCTGTTGATACAAGCCGGTGTAGGTGCAGCATGCCCGGCCGCTTTGTTCGTACAACCACTGCAGGTAGTCATCACGGCGCTGCTCAGTTTTGTGGTTGATCATCTTGCATTAGCTCCAAGAGTTCAAGAATATGCGCGGCAAATGCCACGTGTGTCATCACTGCATGGGTGCCGGGAGGGCGCCCGTAGGACGCCTCCCACCACTCCTTGAATGCAATATCAAGTGTGGTTTGATTCATCAGAACACAGGCTCCTCGTTGGTGGTTGCTGCGCCACGTGGCATAAATTCAAAGCGCTGGATGCTGAGCACATGCTTGCTGCGCTTGGCACCGGTTTCCTTGTCGTTCCACTCTTGCCGGCGTACGGCACCGGTCACAAGGATGCTGTCGCCTTTTTTGAGCTTATCAACGATCAGCTCAGCGGACTTACCCCAGATCTCGCAGTCGATTGCGTTATTGATCCAGTTGCCGTCTTTGTCTTTGCCTTCCTGGATGCCGCCTGCGAAGTTGGCAACCATGGTGCCAGATTCAAATGCACGCAGTTGCGGGTCGGTGATGATGCGAACAATGCCGGTTGCGTAAAGGCTCATGTCAGTTCAGTGGTGTGATGCCATTGGCTTCTTCAAAAGCCAAGACTTGTGCGAGGGAATAGCGGACGCGTGGTGTGCCTGCTGGTAGGCCAATGCGTGGCGCAGTGACGTAGGCAGGGCCAATGCCGCGTGCACGTTGGTTTTTGATGGCCGCTGGCTTCAGGCCCCAACGTGCTGCCAGTTCATCAGTGGTGAGGAATGGTTCAGTCATCAGCAAAGGGATCCTCAGTGGCGGGTGCTAGATGAGCCTCTCTGGTCAGTGCTAGCTCCATAAGCTGCTGATTCTGCTCATCGCTGAGATCAGGCTTGCGCTTATCCATGCGCGCTACCACCTCCTGCAGCTTGTCCAGCGTGTCGGCCTTGGCAATCGCAGCCTTGCCGGCTTGGAACAGCTTGGCGTCGCCTGCGGGCAATGCGGGTGCGGGTGCAGCGGTCACAGTGACCGGCTCTACCTCTGCTTGCTGCATCTCATCGGTGCTGTAGACGCCGGACATGTCAGCAGGGAATGCTTTGCGCAGTGCCAATGCCTCAGAGCACTTGGCAATCATGGCGGCGCCCATCTTGGACCACAAGCCTTGACCGGCGTTGTAGTCAGCAAAGCGTGCGACGCCAACAAATGGATGCTGGCTGCCCTTGCGGTGGATGATGGTCTTGGCCGCGGCAGGTGGCTTGCTGCCAAGCCATACGTCAGTCCACTGGCCATCGTCGCCACACCAGTAGGTTTCAGATCCATCAAGCTGGCCGGTGCGCTCTGCGATGGCGCGCAAGCCGTCAATGCCGGCTTGGATGGTCATCTTGCCGCCACGCTTGATGGCGTAAATCTGCTTGCTGAATGGATCCAGCCCAGTGCGCTGGCAGGCGTAGGCAAACAGGCGCAACTCGTCATTGCTGCAGCCAGGCGCAATGGTGGTTGAGATCAGCTGCGTTTGCTCTGGTGTCCAGAGGG